CCGAGCAGCGATATGGGTCTGTCGTCCGAGTTCTCGGATCTCAGACCGCGTTGGGCAAGGATCGAGCCGGTCGGTACCGCGGTGTATGCGGAGGGCGTGCAGACGGAAGTCAAGCTGACCCACCGGATTATCTTCCGGCTCCTGAAAGGCATCACCGACTCGCATGAAGTGGTGCATATCCGGGGGCTTCCTGGGTCGCCAGGGCAGTACGAGGTGGTTCAAGGAAGCCCGGTCTACCGAGTCAAGCGTAGTGCTGACATGAACGGTACCGGGCGTTTCACCCTGCTTGAAGTTGAAGAGCTTGGTGGGGCGAATGCCAGCGGAGGTATCTATGGCTAACTCAGTGGGTGTCGAGGGCTATTTTCACATTGAAGGTTTCGAGAACTTCGAGCGGGAGGCCTTCGACAAGAAGAAGATCCGGGCAGGGATGCGCAAGGCGGGTAAGCTGGTCCGGCAGAAGGCCCAGATGAACGTAGCGCTGGCCCGGGGCCAGGGTGACTACCCTCACAACCAGACCGGCCGGCTCCTGCACTCGATCAACTTCAAGGTGTCCCGGTCTGGGTTCCTGGTGAAGATCGCGCCGACGAAAGCCAGCGGGATGAAGGATTTCTACCCGGCATTTCTCTACTACGGCGTCCGGCAGGGAAGCCGGGTCAGGCCGTTGGCGCCGGGCCTCGGTCGCGGCAAGAGCAATCGGCGGGCGAGTGGCGCGCGTGCAGCTCTTACTGCTGCCCGAAAGAACAACGGGTGGCGCATCGCGCCGCGGGCCAACTACATGTCTGATGCTCTGGAGGATGCCCGCTCGGATGTTCAGTCGATACTGGCAGCGGCATTTGCCCAGGCCTTCGTCGGCTGAGTTGCCTTCAACCAACACAACCTCGCTCCGGCGGGGTTTTTTATTCTCTGGGGTTTGCCGATGAGGATCAGTCTGATCGTGGCGCAGCTCCGCCAGTACTGCCCGGGGTTTGGCGGCCGGGTGGCGGGGGGCATCGACTTCGAGGCGGTTGCGAACAGCGCAAAGCTGGCGCACCCGAGCGGCTACGTCATTGCCACGGCTGACCGAGCCGGTGACAACGATGTGCAGAACGGTGTTCGCCAGCCCGTGACAGACCAGTTCGAGGTGGTGCTTGTGGTTGATGCCAACGATGAGCGCGGTCAGGAGGCTTCGGACCTGACGCATGTTTTTCGTGCGGAGATCTGGCGGGCCTTGATCGGCTGGTCGCCAGAGCCGGAGTACAGGCCAATCGAGTATGAGGGCGGGGAGCTGATCTCGATCAACCGTAATCGGGTGGTCTACCGATTTACCTTCTCCGCCGCGTTCCAGCTGGGGCGCAACGCCCCCGGCGACCCGCCGGAAACCTGGCATGAACTGGAGCTTGATGGCCTTCCCGGCTTCACGGGCGTCAGCTTCGATATGGATTGCATCGACCCCGCGGACCCCAACCTCAAACGCCCCGGGCCTGATGGCCGAATCGAGGCGAAATTCTCAGGAGACGTTATCCCATGACTCGCATCACTGTGGTGCCGGCGCCTGATCGCGCCGTGCCCGACCCGGAGGCTGGCGATCTGCTGCCGGCGGTTGGCCGGGAAGTTACTGACAATGCCTGGTGGCGGCGCCGCCTGGCTGATGGTGATGTCAGCATCAAAGCTGACAAGACCCCCACGAAAGCCGCTAGGGCGGCGAACCCCGAGGACGCGCAGTAATGGCTATCGGATTCAGCAATATCCCGGCGGACCTGCGGGTACCGCTGTTCTACGCCGAAATGGACAACTCGGTGGCCAATAGCGCGTCGTCGACCTTGCGGCGGCTGATCGTCGCCCAGGTCAACGACAACGCCAGCAGTCCGGATATCGGTCACCTGGTACTGGTCCCCAGCTCTGGTCTGGCGCGCGATATCGGTGGGGCGGGTTCGATGCTCTCGGCGATGTACGACACTTGGCGCAAGGTCGACCCTATTGGTGAGGTTTGGTGCCTGCCGTTGGCGAGCGCGGCGGGTAGCGTGGCGACAGCGACAATCACGCTCACGGGCGCGGCTACGGAGGCTGGGCTGTTGAGCCTGTACGTAGCGGGTGTGCGGGTGCAGGCTACTGTCGTCTCGGCATCAACGGCGGATGCCGCGGCCACGGCGTTGGCGTTGCAGGTCAATGCCAGTCAGGACCTGCCCGTGACGGCGGTGGCAGTCGGCGGTGTCGTTACCCTGACGTGTAAGTGGAAGGGCGACAGCGGTAACGACATCAGCCTGCAGCTCAATCGCCTGGGTAAGGCAAACGGCGAGGCCACGCCGGCCGGGCTGACAGTCGTACTGACCAAGATGACTGGCGGTACAGGGACACCGGATCCAGTTGCGGCACTGGCGGCGCTGGGGGATGAGCCGTTCGAGTTCATCTGTCAGCCATGGTCTGACACGACGTCCCTGAACGCTTGGCGGGCGGCGATGGACGATAACGTCGGGCGCTGGAGTTGGGCAAAACAGTTGTTTGGCCACGTCTATACGGCCAAGCGCGGGACTGTCGGTACCCTGGTCGCGGCTGGCCAGGCGCGCAACGACCAGCATATGACCATCCAGGCCATGGAGGCCGGGGTGCCCCAGCCGTTCTGGGTGCAGGCGGCGGCGCTGGCGGCCCGGACAGCAGTGTTCATTTCCGCCGATGCCAGTCGACCCACCCAGAGCGGCAGCATGCCTGGCGTCGACCCTGCCTCGGCCAGCGAGCGTTTCACCCTGACCGAACGCCAGTCGCTGCTCAGTTACGGTATCGCCACGGCCTACTACGAGGGGGGCTATGTGCGGATCCAGCGGTCGATCACCACCTACCAGAAGAACGCCTACGGTCAGGCGGATAACTCCTACCTGGACAGCGAAACGATGCACCAGTCCGCGTTCATCATTCGGCGGTTGCAAGGCGTGATCACCAGCAAGTACGGCCGCCATAAGCTGGCGAACGATGGCACCCAATTCGGTGCCGGCCAGCCGATCGTCACGCCGAGCACCATACGGGGCGAGCTGATCGCCCAGTACGCCAAGCTCGAACTGGAGGGCCACGTGGAAAACGCCGAGCTGTTCGCCGAACACCTGGTGGTGGAGCGCGACAGCAACGACCCGAGTCGGGTCAACGTGCTGTTCCCGCCGGACTACATCAACGGCCTGCGCGTGTTCGCGCTGCTCAACCAGTTCCGCCTGCAGTACCAGACGGTCGAGTAAAGCGGCCCGCTGAACCTTCACCCGCCTTGTGCGGTTTTTTTCATTCTGGAGAACATCATGGGCCAATTAGTTGCAGGTACCGCCTACGTGAAAGTAGACGGTGCGCAGTTGACCATTACCGGCGGCGCAGAAGCGCCGCTCATGAACGTCAAGCGCGAGACGGTCGCGCCGGGCTTCTACAAGGAGGAGGACCTGGCCCCGTACTTGAAACTTACGGCGGTCCACACGCCTGACCTCGATATCAAGAAGCTCGTCAATGGCCGCGACATGACGGTCACCTGCGAGTTCAAGAACGGCAAGGTCTATGTCCTGGCCGGCGCTTACTTGGTCGATGAGCCTACCTCGAAAGGGGACGACGGTACCATCGAACTGCAATTCGACGGAATCAAGGGGAGCTGGCAATGACCGATCCGATCAAGTTGAACGTGCCGATTGAAGCTCACGGCGAGCAACTGGCCGAACTCACCCTGCGGCGACCCACCGTGCAGGAGGTCCGCACGATCAAGGCGCTGCCCTACAAGATCGACAAGAGCGAGGACGTCAGCCTCGACATGGATGTCGCTGCCAAGTACATCGCGGTCTGTGCGGGCATCCCGCCGTCTTCGGTCAACCAGTTGGACCTGTCGGACCTCAACACCCTCAGTTGGGCGGTGGCGGGTTTTTTCATGACGCCGGCATCGGGTCAATCGACGACCTGATCGCCCTGACATACGACCTGGCCTTCTTCTGGAAGGTCGACCCCGAGCAGATGGCGGCCAGGCCGTTGGACCGTATCGTCGAGGCGCTGGTGCACGCCCAGCGCATTAACCAGTTGCAGCAGGTGTAGCGATGGCAGACAGGTTTCAGCTCAAGGCGTTGATTACCGGCGTTGACCGGCTGTCGCCGACGCTCACGGGCATTCGCAAGAACGTTGCTAGCTTTCGCAAGACGCTCAATAGCTCAGGGTTGGGCAATATCGGCTTCATGGACGTGCTGCAGGGCGGTGCGTTTGCGGCGCCGTTCGTGGCGGGGGCCAAGGCGGCGATTGATTATGAGTCGGCGATGGCTGATGTGAAGAAGGTGGTCAACTTCGACACGCCGGAGCAGTTCCAGCAGATGAGCAAGGATGTTCTGGACCTGTCCGAACAGTTGCCGATGGCGGCCAACGGTATTGCCGCGATCGTTGCGGCAGGCGGCCAGGCCAGCATTCCGCGGGAGGAACTGAAGGCCTTCGCCACCGATGCCGTGAAAATGGGCATTGCCTTCGACCAGACCGCTGAACAGAGCGGTGAAATGATGGCGAAGTGGCGGACGTCGTTCAAGCTGACCCAGCCCGAGGTCGTGGCGCTGGCCGACAAGATCAACTACTTGAGCAACACGGGCCCGGCCACGGCCCAGCAGGTGTCGGACATCGTGACGCGTATCGGGCCGCTGGGCGCAATCGCCGGCTTGGCGTCCGGGCAGATTGCGGCCATGGGTGCAACGTTGGCCGGTGTTGGCGTCCCAAGTGAGGTCGCGGCAACGGGCATGAAGAACTTCATGCTGGCGCTGACGAAGGGCGGATCGGCCACGAAACAACAGGCACAGGCGTTCAAGTCGTTGCGACTGAATGTGAAGGACGTCGCCAAGGGGATGCAGAAGGATGCCCAGGGAACGATCCAGAATGTGCTGGAGCGGATCTCGAAAGTTGCGCCGGAGAAACAGGCCGGCCTGCTGACGGAGCTGTTTGGTACCGAGTCGGTGGCGGCCATCGCGCCAATGCTGACAAACCTGGATCTGCTGAAGAAGAACTTCAAGGCTGTCGGGGATGTGGCGCAATACACCGGCTCGATGGAGCAGGAGTACGCCTCCCGGTCTGCGACCACGGCGAACGCCATTCAACTGCTCAGTAACAAGATGACGCGTATGGGCATCGAGGTCGGCAATGTCCTGCTTCCGCCGTTGAATGACGTGCTGACGATTATCGGGCCATGGATAAGCCAGTTGACAGCGCTTGCCGCGGCACATCCTGAGGTAATTCGTGGGATCCTCGGCGCCGGCATAGCTTTCGGTGTGCTTCGGTTGGCAGTGGTCGCTAGCACTGTCGCGATGAAGCTGTTCAGCACGGTGACTGCGATGTCGCCGATTGGCCTGCTCGTTCGCGCGATAGCGCTGGCCGCTGGTGTCCTGATCGCGAACTGGTCGCTTGTCGCCCCGTACTTCAAGGCGCTGTGGGAAAAGATCAAGGGCCCGGTCATGGTTGCATGGGAGGTGTTCAAGACCTTTGTGAGCTGGACGCCCATCGGCTTGATCATCGAGAACTGGGGGCCGTTGACCAAGTTCTTCGGCGCAGTCTGGGAGGCGATCAAGGCGCTGTCTGTTCCGTTCTTCGACTTCCTCAAAATGGTGTTCGACTGGTCCCCACTGGGTCTGATCATCAAACACTGGGAGCCGATCACGGCCTGGTTCAAGAATCTGTGGGAACGGATCAAGCCGATTATTGAGCCGATTATGAAATGGTTTGGTGGCGGTGACGGTGGCGATGGAATTGTCCAGAACGCGACGAACAAGGTGAATGCCTTCACTGAGGCGCAGCGACAGCGCAATGCTGGCGTAGGCGGCGGGACTGGGGAGCTGCTGCGCGATAACGCGGTGCAGATCGCCCGCGGGCGGCAGGATGCCAACAACCTCGGTACCGGAGTCGACCCAGCGGCGCTGCTGCGGTCGCCGGGTCAGATGCCTGCGCCGGGCTCTCTGCTGATGCAGTCGGCGGCCAATAACCGCCAGAGCCTGCAGGGTGAGCTGCGCATCAACATTGCTAATGCGCCGGAAGGCACGACCGTTGACTCCGCGAAAACCAACCAGCCCGGCCTGAGTGTCAAACCCAGCGTCGGTCGCCGTAGCATAGGGGGTGGGTGATGGCGGATAGAACTTGGCGTGATGATCTGCTGCCCGCGTCGTTCCGCGGCATCCCTTTCCTGGTCGAACAGGCCGGGGTGCCGGCCGGGCAGAAGGGGCAGCTCCACGAGTATCCCCAGCGGGATGAACCGTACTTCGAGCAGTTGGGCAAGCAGTCGCAAGTCCACAAGATGTCGGCATGGGTGATCGGTGACGATTGCTTCACGCGCCGGGACAAACTGCTGGAGGCACTGGAGGTCGAGGGTCCGGGGGAGCTGGTGCATCCATGGCTGGGGCGGATGCAGGTCAAGGTGGGCGAATGCAGTGTTTCGCACTCCAGACGAGAGGGTGGCGTTGCTCAGTTCGAGTTGACCTTCTATCCGGAGCTGCCGCGCAAGTACCCCACGGCCACGGCGAACACTCGAAAGCAGGTCTCCGAGGCCTCCGAAAGCCTGCTGGACTCGGCGCTGGCGCGTTACAAGGCAGCGATGGCAAAGGTCGATGCGGCTCGCCTGAGCGTCATCGGTTTGCGCAACAGCCTGTCGAACGTCTTCAACGTGATTCAGCAGCAGTTCGCGCCGCTGGTTGGGCTGTTCACGAATATCAGCGGCTTTGTGCAGTCGCTGATCAACTCGCCGGGGGCGCTCGGGGCGTTGTTCTCAAGCTATTTCAGCGACTTCAGTGGGCTGAGCTTTTCGAGCCCGGGGTCCACCTACCGCGGGACGGTTGCTACAGCGACGCAGCACACGGAGGCGGTGAGCAGCATCAACACGGTCAGCCAGGCCAGTGGCGTCGACACCGCTGCAGCCGCGCAGGCCGCCGCGAACCTGGTGCAAGACGCGCTGCTGGTGCAGGTCGGGCTGATCATCAGTGAATTGCCGGTGGCCGTTCAGCCGGGGGCGCTCGACTCGGTGCCGGCGGTTGATCAGCAGACCGTCGCGCCGGTGGAGCGGCCAGATGTTCCGGTCGCCGATGACGTCATTGAGCTGCGCGATAACCTGTCAGAAGCGATTTGGGAGGCGTCACTCAAGGCTGACCCGGAGCACTACCGGGCCCTGACCACGCTTCGTCAGGTGCTGGTGAAGCATCTCACAGCGGTAGCAGCGTCGGGGGTTCGGCTTGTCGACATCACGCCGGCCGAGACTCTGCCGGCCCTGGTGCTGGCTTATCGACGTTTTGGTGACTCGACCCGGGAGGGCGAGGTGGTTCAGCGCAATCGGATCCGTCACCCGGGCTTTGTCCCGCCGCTGCCGCTCAAGGTCGCCCAGGAGTAACCCATGCTTGATGACGAAAATGCGGTCAGCCTGACGGTTGACGGCCTGGACTACCGTGGCTGGAAATCGGTGGAAATCACCGCTGGCCTGGAGCGGCAGACCCGTGACTTCACGCTCGGTATCACCTGGCGCTGGCCTGGTCAGGCCAGCGCGGTCCCGATCCGGCAGGGTGCCAAGTGCGAAGTCCGGATTGGCCGCGACTTGGTGCTGACGGGTTGGGTATTCGCCACGCCAATCAGCTACGACGACAAGCAGATCACACTGTCGATCTCCGGACGCTCTCTCACTGCCGATCTGGTCGACTGTGCCGCGGTGAATCAGCCCGGCCAATGGAGCGGGCAGAGCGCACTGCCGATCGTCAAGGCGCTGGCCGAGCCCTATGGGATCAAGGTGCGCAGTGAAATTGGCGACACAGACAAGGTGGCGGACCACACCATCAAGCCAGGCGAGACGGTGTTTGAGTCGATTGACCGTCTGCTGACCGTGTTCCGGATCTTCTCGACAGACGACGCGGCGGGTATGGCGGTCCTCGCCAAGCCCGGCAGCGAGGGCTGGGCGTTCGATGCCCTGGAGGTCGGCAAGAACATTCTCACGGGTAATGCTGGCCTGGACTTCTCAGGTGTGTTTTCCGAGTACCGGGTTTTGGGGCAGCGCAAGGGCACCGACGAGGACTTCGGCAAGACCGTCAGCGAAATCAATGCCGTGGTCACCGACGACCGTACCACGCGCAAACGGGTGATGATCATCAAGGAATCCGGCCAGATGACCCCGGAGCTGGTTCAGGCTCGGGCGAACTGGGAGCGGGTCACCCGCATGGGGAAGGCGCTCAGTACGACCTACAAGGTACAGGGCTGGCGGCAGAGCAACGGTGCGCTATGGCGCCACAACATGCTGGTGCGAGTGCGTGACCCGGTGATCGGGCTCGATCGCGACATGCTGATCGGAGAGATCACCTACTCGCTGAGCGAGGCCGGGACGGTGACAACGATGGTTGTTGGCCCGCCGGATAGCTTCGAACCAGAGCCGAATGACCGGCGCAAGAACAACAAGCTCAAGAAGGGCGGCAAGGCCGACAACTTCGAGTATTTGATCCCTCCTGATTGGAAGCCTTCAGAATGAGCCTACTTGACGTAGTGATGCGTGGTGTCGTCGTGCTCGGCGCGGGCGCGAAGAAAATGCGGGAGCTGCAAATGCGGTTGTACGCAGGGGAGGTCAAGGACGGCCTGGAACACTTCGAACCCTACGGTTTCACCAGCAGTCCGTTGGCGGGCGCTGAGGGGATTGTCGCCTTCCTCGGCGGGGATCGGTCGCACGGCGTTGTGCTGGTGGCTGCTGATCGCCGATACCGGGTGCAAACGCTGCAGGATGGTGAGGTGGCGATCTACACAGATGAAGGGGACAAGATCCACCTCAAGCGCGGCCGCATCATCGATATCGAAACCCAGACGCTGAATATCAAGGCCGGCGTTGCAGTGAACTTCGATACGCCACAGATCACCCAGACCGGGAAGATCATCTCCCAGGGTGATCAGGTGGCCGCTGGTATCAGCCAGGCCCAACACTTGCATGGCGGCGTTTCACCGGGTGGCGGACAAACCGGGGTTCCCGTCGGGGGTGCCGGATGATCATCGAGCCGGACACCGAGGCCGGTCTGGTGCGTGCCGTCGTTATCAGTCTGTTCACATGGCGGCGGGCCTCACCTGATGACCTGATCGACGACGCCGAGCGCTACGGCTGGTGGGGGGACAGCTATCCCGCTGTTGCTGACGACAAGATTGGCTCGCGGCTCTGGCTGTTGCGTCGGGTCAAGTTGACGGCGGCCACTGAGCGCGATGCTGAATTCTACGCCCGGGAAGCCCTTCAGTGGCTGATCGATGATGGGCACGTCCTTGGGCTCGACGTTCTGACCGAGCGTCAGGACAGCTATCGCCTGAACCTGCGAGTCATCCTCACCCTTTTGACGGGCGACAGCCTGCAAATCAATCCAACTCAGTGGCAGGTGATTTATGCCGTTTGAAACGCCGTCTCTGCCGGTGCTGGTCAGCCGTACCCAGGGCGACCTGGCCGGCGATGCAATGCGCCGGTCTGACGCTCAGGTGCTGGCGCGGGCGCTCAGTGGCAGCGCCTATGGTCTGTATGGTTACCTCGCCTGGATCGCCGATCAGATCCTTCCGGATACAGCGGACGAAGAGACGCTGGAACGCATCGCAACCTTGCGCTTGAGTCAGCCCCGGAAGGCCGCGGCGCCGGCTGCTGGCGATGTCAGTTTCACAGCCGCGGCCGGTGCGGCGTTGGACGTCGATGTTTTGATGCAGGCCGGTGACGGCCGGTCGTACAAGGTCTCGGCCGGCAAGACTACGGTCGCCGGCACCAATACAACGACTGTCGAAGCTGTGGATGCGGGCACGCTTGGTAATGCCGACGCGGGTCTTGTGCTAACCCTCGTACAGCCTGTGGAGGGGATTGTCAGCACCTTCACCGTGCTTGCGCCGGGCCTGGTCGGTGGCGTTGCCCAGGAAAGCGTCGAGTCCTTGCGCGCGAGGGTTGTGCGCTCGTATCGAGTTATCCCGCACGGTGGCTCGAAAGATGACTACGAGACCTGGGCGCTGGAATGTGCAGGCGTGACCCGGGCCTGGTGCCGCCGAAACTACCTTGGCCCGGGCACTGTCGGGCTGTTCTTCATGCGTGATGACGACGGCGACCCGATACCGGGTGACGATCAGTTGGCAGAAGTGAAGGCTTACATTGAGCCGCTGCGCCCAGTCACAGCCGAGCTGTATGTGCTTGCCCCGGTGCCTGTGCCGGTGGTCTACAGCATCCGGCTCACGCCTGACACCACGGCGGTACGGGCCGCTGTTGAGGCTCAGTTGCAGGACCTGCACAACCGAGAGGCGGGGCTGGGCGAATCGCTGTTGCTGACGCATATCGCTGAGGCCATCAGTAGTTCGAGTGGGGAGACTGACCACAAGCTGATCTCGCCTGTAGCTGATGTGCCGGCGGCCACCAACCAGCTTCTGACATACGGGGGGTGTGTATGGCTGGCTTGAGAACGCCGGAACAATACCGGGCGCAGTTAAATGCGCTGCTCCCCCTCGGCCCTGCCTGGGATCCTGACCTGGTGCCGGAGATCGGGCAGGTCCTCACGGGGCTGTCGCAGGAACTCGCTCGGGTCGATGCCCGGGCCTTCGATCTGCTCAATGAGATGGATCTGGGCGGCGTGACCGAACTGGTTCCTGATTGGGAGCGGGTGATGAATCTGCCTGATCCGTGTGTCGGGCTCGAACCGGTCTTCGAGGACGCCGCTTAGCGGGCCTCTCGAGAGACTAGCGTACGAGCACGAGCTTCGTGGTCGCGCTGAGCGCGCCCGCGCGCCAGATCGCCGTCAACGCCGGCGAAGACGGCTCCGTCATCGTGGGCAAGATCCTCGAAAA